CAGTAATACCAACAATAGTTCCACCATTAATATCTACAGCAGTCTTAGCTTGTGTAGACATATTACCTAAAGATAATGCAGTAATCTCTGCTTTAACATACGCAGTAGTGGCTACCTGAGTTGTGTTTGTACCTGCCGATGCTGTAGGGGCTGCTGGAGTACCAGTAAAGGTTGGGCTATTGATGTTTGCTTTAGATGCAATAGCGTTTGATATTGCACTAAACTCAGTATCAATCTCAGTGCCTTTGACAATCTTAGCAGCATTACCTGTTGGTAAGGTATCCTTGGCTGTAAAGTTAGTTGCTTTTGTGTAGTCCGCCACGATGTATTCCTTTTATTAAACGAGTGTTTTTCCAGCTTTGACCGCAACGTCTATCTTTTGAATAGAAAAAGGGTTGCCGTTAATGTCTACTTCTAATCCGAGTTGCATAATCGTACCTTGACCGCCAGCATTAATAGAAAAACGGTCTATGACAATACCTGTTGAGTATTCAGCAATATTGTATTCACCAATACCATATTCATACACATTAGAGTCATCTAACGTATAAGTAGTTGAGTAATAACCTTCGGTGTAATCAAAACCCCACTTAACAGCTACTGATTGATTTGTTCCACTAATAAGAACCCAACCAATCTTCTTTAGAATCTTTAGTTTAGTTGCAGCGTCAAAATCAAAGTAGTTAGTGAAATACTGTAAACGATATGTAGTACCATTATCAGAGTGTCCAAAGTACTTACCAATGTACGATGTCTGACCAATTAATAACTCTTTAGCCTGAGTAATACAAAATGACTTAGGTTCTAAACTATCCCAAATCGTTACTTTAGCTGAACCGTCTTGTAGACGTGAACGGGTGTCAAAGCAATACACAAAGCGTGTCGTGGGTAACGACAATAAATAAATAGCATCTCGTTCGTAATAAATACTTTTAACCTTGCCTAAGTCAGCTTCAGCAGCTACGTTACCCATCAAGTCATCACGAACATTCTTAGAGATGTCGTTCATTGGTAGTGACTTCTCTTGAATCACACGAGCAAGGCTACGAACACCAGCATCAGATAAGAACACAATATCTGTGCCAATGTTCTGTACCGAGTCACGAGCAATACAACCTACATTGTAGATAATGTCTTGTAATACTAAGCTACCCGTATCAATCGGGTTAGCGTAGATAGCAATGTTGTTACGACCAAAGATAACTAAGAATCCATTGTGCGCTGCAATAGCGACAATGTTATCGCCATTCGGGAATACTTCTTGTAGGTTTAAGTAACCTGCTGAACCTACAGTAAAGTCAGAGCCACGAAGCAAATCACTAAAGTAGACAGTCTGTGTGTCTCCAGCAATATTACCAACCCAGATACGACCAAAGGCAGCTAATACTGCATTAGGTTTAAATGATGCGTTATTGTGATTAGCTGGTAATGTTCCTACATCACTTATCTGTTGGAATCCAAACGTACCGCTATCGTGGTCGTGAGGGTCTCCACCAGAGACAGGTAACTCGTGCCACACCAACATTGGGTGTGCAGCTTGTGCTAAATAAGCATGAGGCTGAAAGTCATTAACATCACCATAAGGCATTGCTGCCATCTGCCAGTTATTACCAGTTATCGTGTAAGTAGCGTTTGCTGAATTGTCTGCATTTCTAACCAGCTTTTGTGTAAGTGTTGTGCGACCAGTGAATAACTTGTTATTGCCAGCCGATATAATTGTATTGCTTCCACCATCTACTACCTCCATCATTGCTTCAATCGGATTAGAACCTAAGTCTGTGTTCGTAGCGTTCAGCGGAGTCCAGCCCCGTCTTGCACCAATACGACCATAGCGGTCAATAACGCAGTTCTGTGCCTTGAGAGCAAAGCCAGAAGACAGCGTAATGCTTGACTCTTGAAGATTGAGACCGTAAAAGCCCGGTGCTGCAATCGAGGAAGTTTGCAGTGTGCCAGCCATTAGACGGGATACCACGCTTCTTCTTCTACGTACCTTGCAGACTCTAAGCCAATCGCATCAGCAAGAGACTGTTTAAATAGTGCGTAGGTTTCAGCAGACTGAACACCACCATCTTCACCACGTTCTGCTTGCGCCCTAGCCAATGCACCGAGGATGACAGGCTCGGAAGGAATTAAGATTTGGTCTGAGTTAGATGCAAGTTCAGCCTGTGGCTTAGTGATTTTAAATTGTATGCTGTAAACACCATCAGGTACTGGGAAAAGGTCTACTTGCGTATCTCCGTTAGCGTCTGTACCATTAAAGTTATAATAGTAAGGAGAGCCTGTTTGTGGAGTATTAATCAGAAACTGCTCGTTCATCCAACGAGTTGTAGCGTTACGCAGTACAAAGTTACTGGTGTCATTCAGAACATCAGTAACACGAAACCGCTGCCCAGTGCCAACTAAAGTATAATTAGTTGTACTTGCGCTTGTTGTAACTGTTATTGTCTCATACAATGCGTTCCAATTATATGCGTCTTCTACTTGACGTTTGGAATCATTGATGTATCGTGCAATTAGTTTAACATAGGCATTATCCGACACTGAGGAAGCCTCTGGCTCACGCAGTCGAATCAACACATCGTTAGTTAATTCTAGGTAGTTTTTAGTTGCCATATATTCCTGAGTGTATCACACTTTTACTTAAACCGCAAGAACTATCTTGTCTAGCAGTCCCATTTCTTTAATGCCAATGCTTTACGGGTTGGACGACCTTTTTCATCCTTCATTGGACCAGCGACACCGCCCATCCTAGCGCAGAAGCTCTTACGACGTGCAGCCGCTTTAGGCGACTTTGCAGCCTCTTTAGCAGACACAGGAGGCTTTAGCTTAGAACCAGTCTTCTTGTTGTAGTAGTCTCGACCTTTCTGGTTAAGACCACCTTCCTTATTTTGAAACTCTTTTCTAGGCATTACTTCTTCTTTGCTGTCTTAGCAGCATCTTTAAAGTCTTTAGCAGAAGGAGCACCCTTAGCGCCTACCTTCCGCATCTTTTCACCAGAGCCAGCAGCTATACGCTTTTTCTTGGCTGCGATATTGGCGTACAAACCGGGCTTAGTAGCCACGCATCGAACCCATCTTCTTAGCTGGTTTAGCTTTAGGAGTAGTCATCTTAGCCCCAGTCTTCATAGCATACGACTTAGCTTCTTTTTTACCCTTAGCTGTGTAAGGGAACTTCTTGTCTTTGACCATTGGCATGATTACTTCCTTTTCTTGGGTTGGGGTTTAGATTGTCCTGCTACTAAAGTACAAAGTTCAATAAATTTATATTCATCAAAATTACTTTTCATTATATTTATTTCTTTTAAAACAAACTGAATATTCTCTTTTGTATATCCTTTAGAACTGTCAATTCTATCTAAAGAAGGCTTAGTTTCTAAAGAAAACAAAACACCACTTAATGCACATTTGTTATTTTGATTTAATAAAACTTCAAACAAATCGTCTATAGTTATAGTAAATTCTCTATTTTTAGCTTTAGCGTGTTGTTTTGCATCTTTAAAAATATATTTAATAGGCTCTTTTTCTCTTGCAAGTTTTTGACGGTCACAAGCACATTGTTTACACTGTACATTGTTTACTGTGTGGACTCTCCACTTCTCATGCCATCCATGAGTTTTACAAAAGAGAGTTTTACCTTCTTTATATAAGGCTAGTTTTGTCATTTCTTTTTGGCTTTGACTTTAGTCATTCCAGCTTTAGCTAAACTTATTGCGATTGCCTGTTTCTGTGGCTTTCCTGACTTCATCTCTTTACGAATATTAGCAGAGATAGTCTTCTGTGATTTACCTGATTTGAGTGGCATATCAGTTCTTATGCAAATTGTTGTACAGTTGACCTAGCATCTAAATCAAACGATGCTACAACTGTCATGGTTGAGCCTGTTTCAGACACAGCACGAAGTTCATCTTCTTCATCCATTACAAAAGAAAAAGCACTATCAATAACAGCGGAAGTCTTAGCAGATATAGTTCTTTCATGGACTACTTCAATGCTCGTGTTTGTGCTTTTGTCGTACCAATAAATAGAAATGTGTTTATTACCAGCACCTCTATTGGTCATTAAAATATCATGCGTAATAGCCATGTTTCTCGTTGGCACAGTAAATAACGTAGTCAGCGTATTCGCTGTTAAGTTCTTACCAATGGAATGTGGTCTCATAGTTTACTTTCTAAATACCATTTCAGTCATGTAACTGATAACCGCACCAGCAACTGAAGCAACACCCATCAATGCCCACAGAGAACCTTTACTACGCTCTGCCATAGCCACTAACTTCTTAATGTCTACTTCCATAGCGTCTACTTTACGCTCGAGGTTCTCTACGGAGTTAACTAACTTACCGTACTCTACTGGGTCAATATCAGTCATGGGTTAACTTTCGTATAATAGGTTTGTTTTAATACACTCTATGAATACACTAAAACAAACTCCCCCGTCCAAAGTAAGATAGGACAGGGGAGAGTTTACTACTAGGCGTTTACAGCCAATACGAAACCAGCTTCTGGACGTACAACTTTAGTGCCGAACAATGTGTCAGCAGTGTAAAGTGTAGACAGATACTCTTGCTTGTACTGTACTTGTGAGCGAACACCAAGTTGCTCTGCAAACAC